CTATTATATTGATACTCAGTCTTTCAACTTCGGCATCCTGTCTCGGGGTGACACCGTGGACAGATTGTCCTGTGTTTAAAAACATCACGAAAGTATTTGGTTCATACTTTACTGTTCTGACTAAAGTTTTTTTTGTGTCCTCTGTAACTTCTCTTCCCTTGCGTTTAAGGACACGTTTGACATCTGGGGTGTCAAAAATTTCAAAATCACCTCCTGTGCTTTTGTCATTAGGTTGTCTAAAGTATAATAATCCTGCGTAAAGTTCTTGTGGGTTGTCGATATGAGTTGTTCTGGTTGTGCCTGTTTTTATTGGATTATGCACAACAAATTGGGTATCTGTGACCATGTCTCCGTTGACTTCATCAACTCCTCTGACATTTACTTGTTTTTCTATTACATCTTTTCCATAAGGCATGTCATTCTTAAAAAGTTCTAATACCTTTTCATAATATTCTTGACTGGTGTGTGTTCTAAAGAAAGTCTCCCACTCTTTCGACACTGGAATCTTTTTTACATATAAAACATCTTTTGCTAGATATCTATGAGTGTGTCCTTCGATTAAAGGTAATTTTTCTTTCATTTGCTGTGTTGGAAAAGTATTTGCCAAGGTCTCATACAGATCTTTTGGCAGTGCATTTTTAATTACCACATGTGGATATGGATCTTTGAAGTAGTCAGTTTCTGGATTGAAATTATCTAGTACGGTGATCATTATGATGAAAATAAATTAATAAGTTCTTTCTTCCATACATCCGCATATTCACAATCTCTATAACCATCAAACCAAGGACCGCCTTCTGTGTAATGTAGTATTTTAGGTTTTCCATCTGTTGGTTCTTTGTACCAACCGACCAACCAATTGTATTCATGTGGTAAAGAACCAATTTCATTATCATCTAACCATGAGAATCTATGTAGAAATTTCGGAGTTTCCTTGTTCAAAAGTTCAGGCGTTAGTATTTTGTTTTTTGGATGTTCACAGTTCCATAAAACCATGCTTGACCAATTTTTTCTTGGATAAACTGTTTGTACCTGTCCATCCATCTTTGTGCCTTCTTTAGGTTTGTAGTCATGCTGGACGCAAACAACTGCCTTGCTAGGATCACAAAATTTAACTAATTCATGACTAGGTATCTGCCATACAAAGTCGCAGTCACAAAACACTGCCCAACCTTTGAAGTCATTCATGTACGGAATAAAAAATCTTGTAAAAGTAAATTCTGTAGACGCTAACTTATCAACAGGTCTGGTATAGAGACCTTGTTCTCTCATTTGTCTTTGCTTTAATGGAATAACTTCTGCTGATGGATCACGTCTTTTTATTGAGTGTTCACATACTTGATAAGCAATATCTTCTCTACTGTCATGTCCTACATAAATTTTCATATTAGATCTCCATTATCACGCATCTGCTGTCTAATTTTTGTTGCAGATATTTTTTGTGTTTCTTCATCTAAAATAATTTCTTCTATTTTGTAACCTACTCCCCTACCATAACATATATTAGTTATGTTCGGTACTAGTATTACTTTAAACTTACCTTTATACTTTGGATTCAATGCTTTTTCTATGTTAGTCTTAACAGTTTCAAAATCAAAAGGATTGTCACCAACGCCCTGAACATCTCGGACCATTATTAAAACTTGTTCTGCTCTTTTGAGTGTTTCTTCAAATAATTTTTGATGGCCCCCATGCCATGGTTGCCACCTACCTAGCATTTGTGCAGTTGGTTTTTTATTGTCCCAGATCGGTTTTGAATTGTTCATAAATTTTTTCCTTTATCAAAAACGCCCACATCTGTGCGTCCATATGGCTGACACGATAGTCATAATTTTTTGGTGTTTCGAACATTTTATTAGTGTCCTCAAACCTTCCTTCTTTTATTGTGTCCATCCAAATAGTAAAGTCAGCATCAAAGTCTCTTCTGGTTGTTTCTGTTGGACACACAAAGTCAGCGATGACATGTCTGTTGTCCTTTATTGCTTCTTGGGCCATTGATTTCATTCTATTGGCCTGTCTGATTCTTCCTTCAGGAGAAAAATCCCAATCATTTGCGTTCTTTCTGACTTCGTCAGCATTGAGCCATACTGCATTTAGCATTGGCACTAAAACATTGGCCAGTGTTGTTTTTCCGGATCCTGGCAATCCACATATTAAAATTTTTAACTTTTTACTGCCATGAACTTCCATTATAGTTCTCCATACATGTGAATGACTGTTCTTTCTTCTTCACTTTGATTTATGACTGCGTGTACGTGCTCTACTGTGTTTATGAATAATGGTTGATCTAATGGTAAAAGTCCTGCGGTGCCTAATTTGAAAAAGACGTTATTTGCACTTGATAGGTTCCAGTAAAATTTTTTAGCACCCGATGTGTAAGGATATCCTTTTCTCCTATAATGGTCATCTCTATGGATTGGAACGGCAGTGTTTGGTGCAAGTTTTTGTATTGCAATATCTATGATCCTCTTGTAGCCAAGTGTGTTCACAAAGTTTTGCACAAATTCACTTCCCAGATGATCTATCTCAACAAAAGGCAGGTCCGCACAACCTTCTTTCAATCCTGCTCTATGCCAACCAGTCACACCGTTAAGGTCTTTGTGTTTGTAAGGTAGACACTTATCAAGTTCGGATAATAATTTTTCAGTATCTGTTGCTTTGACATCATTACTGTCCACTATCGTGTAAGGGGTAAGTTTATCATTCTTCAGCCACCAATTAGGTCCGTATCCATTTGCAAAATAACTTTGTAGTGTAGAAGTAAAATTATTTTTTATTTTGACGTTTCTATCCACAGTCAACATGTATTTGTCAAATAGATTAGTACCGAAGTCACCGCTTCGTATTTGATCACAAAATCTTTGCCAAAGTATTCCTGTTTGTGTGTGTATCCAGATAGTGAAATATCCTCCCTTATCCCACACCGCTGTTGCAGGTTGATGAATTGCTCCGTTGCCATCGGTATAGTAACCGGTGTAAATTAATTCTTTAATGCTTTCGTTGTTGATCAGTATGTCTGATATTTCAATTTTTTTACCGATGTATGGCACAATTAATTCATACCATCCATAGGGAATTAGTGCTTCTTTATCAAGTGTAATTGCAACAGTTTCTTTATCTAGATTCCTAAGATAAAATTTTTCAAGTTTTTCGTTGCTTTTTATTGATAATTTCATATATGTGCTTCCAATTATTTACACGGGTAATTTTTTTATCATATAAACCTTGGTTATATGAATGATTATACAATAATGGTTTAAGTCCATAGTCCAAACCTTTTTTGGCATTCGTCCATTTGTCTTCGATCCAATACAGGCCTGTGCCATGAAATTCTGCTAACGCTGAGTCTTTGTGATCACCTGTATCTAGTATAAAAAAGTTTGAGAAGACTGTGCCTCCAAATAATTCTTGTAAACGTTTTTTCCTTAGTTGCTGAGCAGGTATGTCCATTGTCTGCGATGTTATAGGAATAAACGTCCACCCTTCTGCGTGTAACAGTTTTACCCAAGTTTGTGAATCTGGCATAGGCTCTTGTGTGCCCATCCATGCTGACCTGTTGAATTCTTGAATTAAGGATTCTTTAACTAATTTTGAAATGCCATATCTTTCAATCATTGAATATTTTTTGTGTGCGCCTGGCTTTAATGTAAAACCCCTGGCCGACATCCATTCAGAAAAATGCTTTTCCCATTGTAAAAGCACTCCATCTACATCTGTCAGTATTATTCTATTTGATATTGGCATCTTCCATACCTGCTACTCTTAGTTTAACAATATTGGTTAGTTGCCATTGTTTTTGATCAAGTCCTTTGGTGATACCTAGCCATCTGTTCCTTAGCAGGGCAAATTCGTTTACAATTTTATCAAAGTCAACTACATCTGCTTCACCGTCTACATATTTGTCAGCATCTCTGCTTGATAAGGCCCTGTTGTAATTTTCTAAATATTTCTTAAAATGTGTTGATCTTAATTTTCTTTTTTCTATGTTAAGGTATTCAAGGATCGCTTCTATTTCTTGAAGTTGTTGAAATCTATGCTCAACTATACCAGGCATACTTGCACTTGCTTTTTCTAAATTTCCAAATATTCGACATTCTTTTCGTGCTTGTTCATATTCTTGATTGTAATGCGATACCGCATCTGGAATTTTACTGATGTCTCTACTTATTGTTGTATACCAACTCATTCATCCTCATAATAGTTGTCAGTGTCTACGTATTCATCGTCCTCAGCGTCCTCTAACACTATAGTGATTGCTTCAGTGAGTTTGTCATCGTACTCTTGTGCGGCCTTTAATGTTTTGATTGATACGCCTTGGTCAACTAAAGTTTTTACAAAATCAACTGCACAGTCTAATTTTTGTCTCTCAGTAACATAATGACTAACAGTCGTCCAAAGTTCTTCGATTTGAGTACTATCCATCGTTTGTTCCATCTGCCGTTGTCTCCTGGTCGGTTAAGTTAGCAAAGTCGTTCATGACTTTTGTTAATTTATCTCCGCTCCAGTTTTTTCGGAACTCAATGGTTTCGACTCCTTTTGAGTCAACGTACTTCAATCTGTTTCCTTGTTGCTTTATGACTCCTTTTTTCTCAAATAGATCCAATAATCCTGAGTATGGATCCATTCCAGTGTCATAAGGAATCTTTACTTGCACACTTTCAAAAGGCTTGGCATATCTTGTTTTCATCACCTTACATGCCGCTCTTATACCTCTTACGTCTGTAACTTTGTTGCCTTTTTCGTCTTCTTTTAGTTTTAATTTTTTCATTGCAATTACAATCGAACTCGCATAAATGAATCCTTGTCCGCCTGATATCTTGTCATCTGGATCAAACATATCTTGTGATGCATATGTGTGGTTAGTTGCTACAAGGCCAACGTTCCAACTTCCAAACATGTTTACACAGTTTCTTACAAGTGCTGTTAATGCCTTAGGCTTTCTACCCAAGTCACCTTTCATTTCACCTTTTTCAAACTGATCAACATCTGTTGGAGTCAATAACATACCTAAACTGTCTATTACAAATAGCACTTTAGGAGCACCTTCTCTGTTTTCTGCATGTTCATCTTTGTATGACTTCATAAACTCTGATACAGTTTTTGCAACGTCATCTATCATAGATAAACTTAATTTCAATAATTTTTTTTCATCTGTGTCGACTCCAAGAGCCTGCAACCATGTTTCGTCTAATGCGTTTTCAGAATCAATCAAAATTACAAATATACCTTGATCCTGTGCATTTTTAATAATGTTGCCCGAAGCAATATAAGATTTGCCTGCTCCTGATTCACCAGCCAACACAGATACTTTTCCTAGGGGAATTCCTTTGTTAAAGTCACCTGATATCAAATAGTTAAGTGCATAGTTTCCTGTAGAGATCCAATCAGTTGGATCATTGAAACCTATACCTAAACCTTGAATAGACTTTGTAATACTTTTTCTAAATTTTGTTACGTCAAATACTTTTGTCATTTTTTCCTATAATATTATCCAAACAATGATTGCAACTATCACTATCCATGCTGGAATTTGTTGATATAGCATCCAATCAACTGCTTTTTTAATTTTTCTTTTTATATCCATAATGTTATATTACTACCGTTTGGCTCCAGTGTCAATATGATAACTAGAGCCAATGGTAATTTTGGTTACTTCGCTTGTCTTGATCTAATCAACTTCAAGATGTCTTCCGCTCTTTTGGCACTATCCGTATTTGGTTGTACCGGAGCCGGTTGACTTTCTGCAGGTTTAACCGCTTCTGTAACTGTTTCAGTTTTTGCTGGTTCACTTGCTTTTGGAGTTGATGATTGCGGAACACTTACGCCTGCTGGTCTAAAATACTGTCCGTATTTTTCCAAGTCATACGCTTCGCCGTCCACAGATTTTTCAAATAATTCTTTGATTATTTTTATCTCTGCTTCGGTAGGTTCCTTTGGTCTGAAGTCTGACAAATTGAATAAACCATTCTTATCTATGGCCGCTCTTTCTGCCTCATCAAGTGGTCTTTCTCTTCTTGACCATTTTGATGTTGAGTAGTCTGCGTATCCACCCTTAGATGTTTTGGTTATTCTGAAGTCAACACCTTTCACGTAATCAGTTGGCAGTTCTTCCATTTCTGGATCAAGCAATGCCGCCCTGATGATGTTGAAAATTTGAGGACCAATAATAAATCTTCTTACTGGATTCTCTGGTGTTGCGTCTTCTGACAATGGATTTTGCGTAACAAAACCTTGGAAGATATATGATTTTTTCTTCCAATATTTTCTACCCATGTCTTCCATTGATTTGTCTTTGAACCATGGTCTTACCTCTGTCAGTACCGGACAAGTTTTTCCATACATCTCCATACAAGGTACTTGTACCTGTACAGGTCTTGAATCTGTTTGTCCTTTGATCCCTGCAAAAGGCAGTTTGATCATGTTTCTTTCAGTCCAGAAAAAAGTGTTGTTAGTGTCCTTGTCGGGTAAGAATCTTAAAACTGCTTCTTGTCCTTCCTGAATATTCCAATGTGGAAATA